AAATATCTTGTCCGACTTCTTCCATTAAAACAGGTAAGAATACCTCATCCACAACTATCTGCTATAAAAAGTACTATAGTAAGAAATAACATAAACATCCAAAATTTTCCTTCTGTCCAATTTTTCATTCTGATCTTTCTTTTGCGCCTTCGTTAAACCATCTATAGATAGTATTACATTGTATAGATTCCCATTTCTCGTTTTCGGTATCCCAAAAAGTAATATTATCACTAGTTGCGTGTTGTAGAACCCACTTGTCTCCTTGTAAAGTTCCTGTAACTTCTTTTTCTTTTCCCGAAACTAAACTAGTATATCCTAGTTTTACGTTTCCGATTTTCATTGCACTTAGTATATTTTCAATCATCACCATCTTCCATATCCTCTTTTAGCTGTGCCTTTTGAACAGGGCTTAGTGTTGAGTTTGGTCCGATCTTCAAAGTGTCCCAATCCATCTCACTTGTGAAACTATCCATAGCTCCATTTCTCATTTTCTTACAATCAAATGTAATACAAGCATCCTGTGGTGTCCATGCTTCTAGCGCAAAGGCTGCATCAGCCGCATCAAGGATGCCTTTTGCGAAGCGTGCTTCGCCGGTTGCATCGGTTTGGTAAGGAGAGAAGATGAGCACATTGTAATCTTGAGCATACTGTTTCAATGCTTTACTAACTTCAATCTGCTCCGTCCAATCGTACTGACCATTACGTCCAGGAACGTTAGAACGCTTGACCTGGTTTAGATAGTCTACGATTACTACTTTTATATCCGATACCGATATCTTATGCTCTATCTCTGATTTAATCTTCGCTAGAGTAAGTGACGGCTCATATACTATATCCATTTGGGTTTCTCGTAGTTCTAACTTAGTAATATCTTCTTGAAACTTTTCAAAGTCTTTAGTCTCTAAGTAACGATTTAACGTTTCATCTCCTTCCTCAAACCTACTTGCCTGAAACTTGGCAAGTATTTCGTATTCTATATCAGAGATCATTCGTTCTTGAATTCTCTTCAATGGAATACCTGTAGCAGTAGAAACCATTCGTCTAAATACTTGTTCTTTAGTCATTTCTATACTGAAATATAAAGAACTAGCATCGTTTAAATACTGACTGACTGCTATATTTGTACAGGTAAAGGACTTACCTGCTCCTCTTCTACCTCCAAGAAGTATAAGATCGTTCTTTGTGAATCGCAACCCTTGATCGTATTCTGCATTTAATCCCAAAGGAATATAGCTTTGTACATCTTCTTCTGTGGCTAAAATAGAAATTTTCTGCATACTTACAGATTCTGTATCTAGTTCTACTTTGTTTCTTAGGCTGAGGACTATTTCTTCTATGGCTTCTATATTCTCTTCTGCACGAGACATAGCCACAGAGTTGTCCAGATATTTATCTATTTCATCCAAGACCTCTCCCTGAGTGTATTCATTTTTTAGATACTCAAGAAGTAGGTAAGGTTCCGATTCTATATCTAAAGACTTTAAGGCAGTTATTTTTTCTTTTACTTCTCTACTAGGTATACTAAGTATTAGGTCATCAAAAGTAGGAAGAGAATTTTCATGCTCAAAGTGTTTAGATATAGCTCGATAGATACTGTGATATTCTTTGGGTAAATAATGAAGTTGTAAGTTACCCCAGGTTTCGAGATCCTGTTCATTTATAAGCGAGCTGAGAAGGGCTGAGGCAATATTCATCTAATATTCTTACGTTTTTCAGAGCCAAGAAAAGGCGGACACCTTTAAGTGCCCACCTTACTTTGACTCAGAAAGACTTAACCTGCGGCTTTTTCTTTCTTAGCTGCTCCATCGTAGTCCTGAGCAATCAGGCCACGTCGAGTAAGCATAGTCTTAACACCACGCTCAGTTTTGCCGATTTCTTCTGCAATTTCCTCAACGGTCATGTCAGAAATATCGCCAAGCTCAGTTAGAGGATCAACAGAAGCTGTTGACTTAGTTTCTCTCTGAGGAGGGATGGCGTCGATCTCGCCAGTTCTTAGGAAAGACAATGCTTTACCTCTAATACTGTTCACCTGACGATCAAGAGCTTCTGCGATATCCTCAACAAATGCTCCATCAGAAACCATTTCCAAGAAAGTAGCTTCTTCGTCTTCGCTGTAAGTCCTAACACTAATAGGCTTCTCAGCAGGCTTAACGTGATCTGTCAATTCCATAGAAAGAATCTTTCCTTGGATTGACTTAGCACTGTACTTACCACCAGCAAAGGTGTCTGCAATTTCTGCATAAGTGTAAGTGCCAGAGTTGTCCTCGACAAAAGAGGCTAAAGTAGCTTCTTCCGTATCAGAGAAGGTACGAGTGCTAGTAGCAGAAGCTAGTTCTACTTCATAACCCATTTTTCGTAGCTTCGAAGATACTGAACGAGAACTTGTTTCAAGCGATTCTGCAGCTTGTGCAACGGTAGCTTGAGATACCGGGCTTTCGCTACCTACAAAGTTGGTCAACTCTGTGGTGCGATCATCAGTCCACTTAGGTACTGCCATAATTTTTCTCCAGTAATTCGTTTATGTTTGTTACTATCGAGATGCCTTCTGCTTCTGCCTTTTTTGTCTTGGCAGAAGGAATCCCACTCTCATTCACTAAAAACTCTGTGTTTTTTGTGACACTGTTTTTTACTATAAACCCGTTCTTTTGTAGAACAGACTTAGCAATCTCTTTAGTTTTGAAAGAGACAAGTTTCCCTGTAATAACTACTTCTGGCCCTGCTACAGGTACCTCTATAGTTTTTACTGCTTTCCAACTAAAGGGTAGGGTATGATACGAAGTTTTATACGATTTTTCATACCATCGGATCAGATGATCCGTTGTTTTCGGTCCGAGACCTGCACTACTACAAGCAACGCGACTAATTTGATCTATCTTAGAAATCTTACTACACAGTTTGTCGCTAGCAGTTCGTCCGAAGAGAGGGATCGAAAAGGCTGGAAGCAGTTCTTGCAGACCTGCTTTTTTACTTTCTTCTATCTGTTGAAGCAGTTTGTCACTTACCAACGTACTTCCAAGCCTTGTAACCATAAAACTTCGATCCATTGAATAGATGTCAGAAATACTTTCTAACCCTAGTTTTTCGATACTTTTTGGCCCTAATCCTTTAATTTTTAGGGTTTTGGCAAAATGTTCTACAATTTTTGCGTTCTTTGCACTACAGTCAGGATTCCTACAGTAGAGAATATCAGATTCCCATACTAGCTTTGAATCACAACTGGGGCACAGTTCTGGCGGAATAATTTGTTTTTGCATTTGCTCTTTTCTCAAAGTATGCGGATATTATAACAAAAGTAATCAACAAAAGTCAAGATTTATTTTTCCACACGTCCTGTAATTCTAGGAATTATATCACCCGACCTTATGACTTTTACCTCACAGCCTATCTCTAAATTTAGACTTTCTATATAAGATATGTTGTGTAGAGTTGCTCTACTTATATTTGCATCATCTATTTGTATAGGCTCTAGAATTGCAACTGGAGAAACCACTCCAGATTTTCCCACTTGCCATTCTACATCCAGCAACGTTGTGATGACTGCTTCCTTTCTTATCTTTAAGGCAAAGGAACCTCTTGGATGGTGAGCAGTATACCCTTCTGCTTCAAAATCTTTATTGTTATCCATTCTCCATACTGTACCATCTTGAGGAAACTCATTGTAGTCACGATCTAAAATAGTTCTAAACCCTAGACCTTGTAGTTTCCCCATGTCATTGGTATAGTTATCTTGAAGAGAAGGATTAACTCCGTGTGCAACAAAAGTCAAGTCACGAGAGAGGAACTCGCTAACATCTTTCAGGTTTAAAGCACCTGCAGCATAGTTACGAGCATTGGGTATTGTTTTGGGAGAGACAACCTCTCCCGTGACTTGAATGTCCTCGGCTAGATAATTAATAGCTTTAGGAACTAGGAAACATACTGGCGAAAGAAATTTAGAAGTAATATCAATACCTTCTTTTCCATCGCCTCGTGTAAGTACTTTACTTAGCACACCTTGTTTATATTGCAAAGCTATAGATGCTCCGTCTAGCTTTGGAGTTGTTACTATTGGCTTGGCGTAAGTGAATAGGGGATGCTCCGCACCTTCATCTGCAAAGTGTTTTTGCAAACTATACATACGATGCATATGCGGAGACCTTTCTCCCTCTTGTTTATAACCTACTTTCCCCCAATCATGTTCTTCTGCCAAACGATCAAACTGTTCGTCTGACATTACAGGATTGCCCTCATAGTAGGCCTTGCTAGCCTTCTCTAGTAGTTCTATAACTTGTGCTTTTACTCTCACACGCTTTCCTTAATTTTCTGAAATATATTATGCCAAAAAATAGGCAGTATGTCAAGAACTATTATAAGTTGCGGTAAAAGCATCTTCAAAATGTTCAAGTACTCTGTCACGGCTTTCTGCCAATGAGAGTATTTCTACTAAGCCAGTGAACAACTGATAGGAGTTATCTAAGTCTAGTGGCATGGCTATTCCGTCTTTAGTAGGAAGCCACTCCTCTTCAAAACTTAGATAATACTTTCTAAGATGTAAATATTCTCTTCCACGAAAGCTATTTACTGTTAGTCTTACTTGATAGTCTCCTTCTTCAGAAACATGAACTATACGACTAAATTCTTCGGGAGCTTGCCATATGTCTATCATCTTCTGTCTCCGTTGCGGAGTACGCTAGCTAAAGGAACTATACTAGTAACATTCTCAGGGCGAAGTAATCTATAGGAATCTGTATCCCAACAAAAAAGAAGGACATTGCTATCCGTTTCTTTCGCTCTGTTTTTCTTAGTTTGTATGTAGGGTGTGGAGAAGTCTAAGGTACAAACATTGTACTTTAGTTTTTTGGAATTTGTACTTCTATACGTTATTATAGCGTCCCCATGTCGGGACACAGCGTCTTTAAATTCTTTTTTTGTCACAAGGATTTCCTAGTTAGAAATCCACATCAACAAGGTGCTAGGTTGTTTTTCCTGGGTAGAAAAAAGCTCGGGGAGTATTTCATCCCCGAGCGAACCAGCTTTACCAGCTAGTTATTTATGGCAGTGATTACTCCTGCAAGATATTGTGCTGCTTTTCCAGACAGCTTATCGATAATATCATTATCAACAGCTTGCCCCGCGTCTGTAATAGCTGCTATCAACTCTTCTTGCATAGCTTGTTTGCTAACTCGGCCTCCGCCAGTGGAGCCACCTCCGCCATTAGTTGCAGGGGACTTTTTAACGTATACCCCTGCTTTAGTAAGAATCATACGAACCCCATTCGGGCTTTCATCTAATTCGTCTGCTATATCTTTTACGATTTCCATACTAGTCTCAGGAGTCGGGTCTTGCTCCTCGTACATGGAAACTGCTTGTGCTTTCTTATCGTCATCCCAAGCCATTTTTATTTCTCCAAAAAATGTGTAATTATTATGCCAAAAATCAACATACAAGTCAAGAACTTTTTTTAAGTTGCTTCTAAAATTGCCTTGTACTGTATGTCTTTAGCTCTCTCATCCGTCCACTTATGACCGCAATCCCAGCACGTCATCACAGGCACAATCACTGCAATCTGTCTGTTGTTATACAAAAATTGTACTATTTCAGATGCTTCTTCATACTCTGTTGAGTTGCACTCGGTACAGTTCATTATTCTAACACCAATTCAGCTTTTACAAGCTGCTCTTTAAGTTTTTTGTTTTCTTCTTGAAGTTCTACTATCTTAGCATATGCTTCATAAAGATGTTTATTCTGGTCTGCTACTTGTCTTTCCATTGCCTCTTGCCAATCTATCTTATCGTGCATCCCAGTCCTCTTGTGTGGGATCTCTGTCAAACTCATCGTTGACAATATTCCACTTTTCATTTGCATCAGTATATAAAGTTATCTGCTCATCAAGAGCTGCTATTATATCTGGGTGTTCTCCAATACCTACTGGGCTTGTCAAGTACACCTCTATATTAGCCTGCGCTTCAAGCATTTGACCTTTATACTTTGCAAGTAATGCATCTACTAAAGTTGCTCTAATCATTTAATAGTCCTCTTATAAAATTCTCCAGAAAGGAGTCTCTTCGGGCTAAGATTATAAGCATCATTGGCCCGCTCAATAAAAAAATTACAAACATAATTACTGCACCTGCTCCATATCCCATGGGATGTAGTATCGGATGATTTGGTGCCAGTTGCGCTATTATCTTTATTGCTGGAAAATAGATAATCAACATCATGGTAACTGCTCCCGATAGAACGAACAGTAAGTATGCTATTAGTATTTCGTTTAGTGTCATTATTCATCCCTGTAATCTCGCTATATCTACTCCATACGACTCCAGGTGTTTAAGACTGCCTAAATCATACGCCTGTGAGTAGGCTGTAAAACCTACTGTCTGTTCTCCTACCCAACCGCGTACATACATATCAGGATTCCACTCTAGCTTTTCAAAAACATATATGCAATAACATTTTGCACCATACTTTGCTTCGTAATCCATATTAGTCATTTCATGTTCTACTTTTGCAGCTTGGTCATAGCTTGCACTCCAAACTATTTCACCTACATCAAAAGTATCCCTAACGCACTCATCGGGTAGAAAATAAGGAACATAAGCTCCTCCTCTTTCTTCTTTACTTCTCTTTCTCGGTACTCCTGCTCTCTCGATGATTCCTTTCACGAAGGAAGGAGAGCGGTACATTCTCTGAGATATATCGGAGATATTATTTCCGTGCAAAAAAGATTCGATAGCATTTGTTATCTCAAACTTTGATGCAGGCTTTCCCCTGTTCTCAGATTTTCGTCTGTCTCGGTAGTCTTTCTTTTCTACATACTCTTCGATTATAGTCTTGAGTCTTGTAGTGTTATAACTAATATTTAATATCGAACACGCTTCCTTTTTAGTAATTGGACTTTTTGCATTTAGCAACCCTATTACGTGCTGAATATTACTATCAGTTAGTTTTTCGTGTGATCGTTTCTTTACTCCACGACTACCTGCCACGCGGATCGTCTCCCACACTCATACGAAGATACCATATTGCTTTACGGACATCTTCTTTTTCTGTGTCTGCATCGCCTTTTTCTCCGGCTCGCCACACATATTTAAAAGCATTTACTCTACAGTAATCTTGTACTGCTTCTCTTCCAAAAGCAGAGACCATTGCGTCAATACACTCGACTTGCCCACTACTATAATGCTCCGGTCTTTCTACCGAATGATAGATGGGAGTGTCGATAGCGTAATCACTTACCGTATAATTTCCTGATAATTTTTTCGACTTCTCGTTCACTCTTGCTCCTCTGTTTGTGGAAAACTTTCTTCTGGTCTTCTGCCTTCGGATATTTCCACCACTCTACTATATCACTCAAATTAGTTATCTCCCTTGCCATTGGAATAGCAAAATTTACTACCCAAAAGTAACAAACCCAGCCGTAACCAAGTACGGCAAGTATAGAAAGTAAATTATATATCACCCTCTTGTCTGTTCTCGGAACGAAAGGCTTCGAATCCGCCTGGGTATCTTGCTTCCAACTTTCGAATGTTTTCTTGAATTACTTCCTCTGGAGTCACATTTAGTGCATAGACAGCCTGCATCCAATACCACATGATGTCTCCTAGCTCTCGAACTGCATGAAAATGTGTAGATTCACCCATCTCTTTTCCTTGGAAAACACACTTCTTTATGATCTCTGAGAACTCGCCGGTTTCGGCTGGAAGGCCGACAGCTGCGGTAAGTAGTTGAGGCCAATTTACCTCTGGCTCATCTATTCTACGATATGCGAGGTCTGCCATACGCTCCATAAACTTAGTATGTCTTAGAGTTTCTTCGGAAGTTACCGATATTACAAAGTCACGATATTCTTCTAAATCAATACTCATTTGCTTCTCCTCAATTTTCAGAAAGTATTATCTCAAAAATCAAGAATTTTGTCAAGAAGTATTTTTTGTTATCT